AAGGTAGAGCCATGTATATTAAATATACTGGAACATTAGATTCTGCTTGTACAATAACCATAGGTCCGAATACTTTAAAAAGAGTCCATATTATTGAAAATGCGACAAGTGGTTCACAGAACATAATTATATCACAAGGATCTGGTGCAAACGTAACGATTGGTCCAGGTAATACTAAAGTGGTTTATTTAGATGGTGCTGGAAGTGGAGCGGCGGTTGTTGATGCGTTTGCTTCTCTTGCTGTCGTAGATTTAAAAGTAGACGATGATTTAACGGTTACAGATGATTTAATTGTAAATGGCGATATTGATTTAGAAGGTAGTATAGATGTTAATGGCACTACTGAAACAGATGCTTTATCTATAAATGGTACTTCTGTTACGTCTACTGCAGCCGAACTAAATTTACTTGATGGCTCCAGTGCCAATACTGTTGTTAATAGCAAAGCTGTTATCTATGGTTCTAGTGGAGAACTTGCAGGTACTTTATCAACAGCGGCTCAAACTAACATAACATCATTAGGAACACTATCTACATTGACAGTTGATGATATTACAATAAATGGTTCTACAATATCTGATAGTGGCACAATGGTATTGGACATAGGTGGTGATTTAAATATTGATGTCGCTGGAACAGATATTAATATTTCCTCTGCTGATACAGATTTTTTAAGAATAGATAAAAGTGGTACAAATGCTAGATTTGAATCTCTTGTATCTGATGGTGATTTACTTTTTAGAGGTAGTGATGGTGGTGCTTCCATTCAAGCATTGCAATTAGATATGTCAGCCGCGGGTGCCGCAGTCTTTAATGCTGATGTTACTGCCTTCTCTGATAAAAGATTAAAAACAGACATTTCTAATATAGAAAAAGGTCTTGAAAAAGTTATGCAGATGCAAGGTGTTTACTATAAAAGAAATGACCAAGAAGATGCTGAAATGAAAGTTGGCGTATTAGCACAAGACATGGAAGCTATTGTACCAGAGGTTGTGTTAACTGCCGATGATGAAATGCAAACAAAATCAGTAGATTATGGTAAACTTACAGCAGTCTTGATAGAAGCAATCAAAGACTTAAAAGCAGAAATCGATGAATTAAAAAAGGGGTAGTAGATGGCGTTACCTAGTTCTGGTCCAATAAGTATAGGAGATATCGCAGGTGAGTTTGGTGGGTCTACACCTCACTCTCTTTCTGAATACTATGGAAAAGGTAATGCTCCAAACTCTGGTGCAATATCAGTAGCGGCGGATTTTTATGGAACTGCAAACCAATATAGTGCTAACTTTTTAGTTGTTGCTGGTGGAGCTGGTGGTGGTGTTTCTCTAAATGCTGGAGCTGGTGGAGCTGGTGGTTTTAGAACCTCTACACAAAATCTTACTGGTGGAAATACTTATACCGTTACAGTCGGTAGTGGTGGAGCCGCAGGAACAAATAATAGTAATGGTGGAAATGGTGGCAATTCATCAATATCTGGCTCTGGAATAACCACAATAACAAGTGCTGGTGGCGGTGGCGGAGCAACCAACAAAGGATCATTGGGATTAAGTGGATTAAGTGGTGGTTCTGGTGGTGGATCAACACAAGGTAGACCAGCTGGTTCTGGTAACGTACCAAGTGTATCACCAAGTCAAGGCAATAATGGTGGTGGTAGTGTAAGTACAAGTAGTTCTAACACTGGCGCTGGTGGTGGCGGAGGTGGTAAAGGCAACGCTGGTGGTACTGGCTCCAACTCTGGTGCTGGAAATGGTGGTAACGGAGCAAATAATTCATTAACTGGTTCTAACATTACCTATTCTGGTGGTGGTGGAGGAGCAGGAAGAGGTGGAGTGCCTGAAGGTTCTGGTGGTAATGGTGGAGGTGGCTCTGCTGGTGGCAGTAATAATGTACAAAGTGGTTCTGCCAATAGAGGTGGCGGAGGCGGTGCAAGCACTGGAAATATTGGTGCAGGAGGTGGCTCTGGTAGAGTTGTCATTCAAGTACCAACTGCAAACTATACTGGTACAACAACTGGTTCTCCGTCTGTAAATACAACTGGAAGTAATACAGTAATGGTATTTAATGGATCTGGGAGTTATACTGCATAATGGCACATTTTGCTAAAATAAACTCTAGTAATATTGTTGAAGAGGTTTTAACTATAGCTAATGAAGCTATGTTAGATAGTGATGGAGTTGAACAAGAACAAATGGGTGTCGATTTACTTACGAATCTAACTGGACATACTAATTGGAAACAGACATCTTACAATACTAGAGCTGGTGTGCATAAGGATGGTGGTACACAAATAAGAAAAAACTATGCAATGATAGGCATGACGTATGATCCTACAAGAGATGCTTTTTATGAGCAAAAACCTTATAATTCTTGGACTTTGAACGATACAACTTGTGTTTGGGAAGCACCATTACCTTTACCCAGTGATGCAAGTGAAGAAGACGAAATATGGTACGATTGGAATGAAGATGCTTACCAAGCAGACAACACAAAGGGTTGGGAGTTACGTACCTTCGAGGAGTAGTTCTGATTTTATACAATCATGGACAATGCCAGAATATGTATGTGACGAGATACTACAATATTTTAAAGATAACACAGAATATCATGTTAAAGGTGGTATTGCTTTTGAAGGCACAAATACAATTAGAAATGATATTAAAGTATCAACAGATCTAGCAATAAGTGCTAATAACAATACAAGACCTTTTTATGATTATCGTAATCTATTACAAAAATATTTAGACGAATATGTGTCTGTGTATCCTGATGTAAACAACTTGCATAGATTTAACATTTCAGAAGATTATAATATACAGCATTATAAAAAAGGCGAAGGTTTCAAAAAAGATCATTGTGAAAGAGATGGTCAGTTTTCTAAAAATGTCAAAAGATGTCTAGTATTCATGACTTATCTTAATGATGTAGATGATGGTGGTACTATATTTAAATATCAAAATAGAACTGTAAAAGCACAAAAAGGTAAAACACTTATTTGGCCTGCTGATTGGACACATACACATCGTAGTCAAATATCAGAAACACAAGAAAAAACTATCGTTACTGGTTGGTTTAGTTACCTTTGGTAAATAAATGGACTTGTTCACAACTTACATACAAAGAAACGATAATCAACATCTAGCAGATAATTTACTAGAACCTTGTAAGAAAATTTTATCAGAAATACCAAATGACAATAGGTATGAATTTGGAAAAACATCTTTTTATTACTCAGATATTTGGGAAAAATATAAAGATAATTTTAAAGATTTGTATGATTATATATTTAGTAACGCCTTTGCTTATTGTGAAAAAATGGAACTGTCGCAAATAGAAAAGGTATCTATTGAAAATATATGGGTTTCTGAAATGTATAAATTTGGTCAACACAAGTTACATGCTCATGCAGGTTACTGTGATTTAAGTGGTAATTTTTATGTATACACAGAACCAAATAGTGCCGACATTGTTTTTCATAGACATGAATTTATGAATGACCCAATGGCAAATTTTAGATGTAAAACATTTAATAAATACAATGCTAATGAATGGAGGTTTCCAGCAAAAAAGGGTAATATTTTAATATGGAAGTCAGACCTACCTCACTCAGTTGACTTAAATATGAGTAGTAGTAGAATAGCTATATCATTTAATTTAAGATTAATAACAGATGATGGAAAAAATAGTGCAGCTGGTTAGAAAAGAAAACACATGGGAAAATGCAGTATATCCATATTGGGTTTTTGAAAATGTTATTAATCCAGAAACATGTGAACAAATAATCAATCTAGGTAAAGATAAATGGATGAAAGCCAAGATTGGAGGTAAAAAAGAAATAGACACAAAAACAAGAAGAACAGATGTGGCTTGGTCTAATCATGATTGGCTTTATCAAATCTGCTGGGGTTATCTACATACTGCAAATAAAAATTCAAATTGGAATTTTGAAATAAGTTCTTGTGAACCAATGCAAATAACTAAGTATAAGAAAAATGGACATTATGAATTTCATCAAGATGGTAATGGTTTTACAAGATTTGACACACCAGAAAATAAAATTTTACATGGTAAAACAAGAAAACTGTCTATGACTATTGTTTTAAATGAAGATTATGAGGGTGGAGAGTTTGAGTTTTTTGATGACAAAAATTTAATAAAAGAAAAGATAGGAACTGTTATAGT